GCGCAACTTCAGAAGAATTCTGCGACTATAAAGTCGCTTCAAGCAAGTAAGTCTGATATTATGACCACTATTAGAAATCTTGCTATTGAGAGTTGTTTATCTTTGAAAAATAGTAAAAACTCAATAAAAGGCGAAAATACATGGACAGGTAAGATAAAGAAGATAAAAGATTTAAATCTTCGTGACTCAGAAGTCAATGGTTTTGATATAGCTACTTGTCGTGGAATGCAACAAGTCCAAGAAATAAGTGATGCTTCAATTATGAAACAACTTGCTCTTGATGAGTCTGAATGGTCTGATATGGTTGCAGAGATGCGTGTTCAACTTCAGAATATTCGTAAAGAAAGAGATCAATACAAAGAGATCAATCGTATTCTTTTACGGGAAAATCTCGATTTAAAAGATTATCTTGAAGATAATCAATTAGCACCAGATATAGAATACAAAAATCTTAAAGATATTTATTCTATATTTGGTTATGAAGAGGAGGAAGAGGCTGATGAGCAATCAGAAACTGATTCTTCCGATTGATATGGATTTACCGTACGACAAGGATTTTTTTAAAGACTATGGTATATTTGTAAAACCCATTAATTATCCTATGTCTAATAAAAAGATAGAAGGATTAATGGCTATTGCACATATGCAAAAGTACTTTCAATGCAATCCAATCAAGTGGATAGATTTAATGTATAACATTGAAACACTTGACGCGCAAACATTAATAATACAACGAGCATGGAATTGTAAGAATGTTCTTGTAAATGCTACGCGAGGTATTGGAAAATCCACTACTATTGATTTAATGACTATGGGTAAAGATAGTTTGTTTTGTAATTATTGGTGTTATATTGCTAGTGGGTCTGGTTCTCAGGCTGAACAAACCTTTACCACTCTTGAAAAAATCGCCAATGATAATATAGATGAATTCGTTGGATCTACTGGAAAACTATTCAAAGACGAAGTGGTTATTCCGAATGCAAATGGAGATGGATTTAGTCATGGTACTGGTGGATTTCAATATTCAACATATAATGGTTCGTTCACACAAACATTAAATAGTAATGTGGATCGGAAAAGAGGAAACCGCGGGAGCGTAATTTTTGATGAAAGCGGCTTCCTTTCAGAAGAAATGATGAATGTCTATTCTGCATTTGCTATTGTTAATAAGAGTTTCAAAACTGGTAAGGATGCAAGTGGAAAGTCTATTGATCCAATAAGACAGAGGACATTTGCAACCAATATTCCTAACCAGTTATTTTATATAAGTTCAGCTTCATCAACAGATACGAAGTTTTATTCATTATATAGGGATTTTGCAAAACGTCAAATCATGGGTGATCCAGATTATTGTGTTTTACAAATTGATTGCGAAATTGCATTTAAACCCACTTTGCATGGTGAAGTAATAGCTCCTCTACTCTCTCGTTCAACTGTCGAATCAGAGATGAGAACAAATCCTGAAAAGGCTAGACGTGAGTACTATTGTATTTTTACGACAGATGCGGGAGCTGACGCGGTTGTAAGACGTGGAGTTTTAACACGTAACGAAGAAACCAGAAAGCCATTATTATATAATGATACTGGTGATAAAAAATTTGGACTCTTTTATGATCCAGCACGTCAACGAGATAATTCATTTATTCTAATTGCCGAATTCTATGAGGATGAGACATCAGATGGTACAAAAGAAACAAAGGCTAGAATAGTTAATGGCGTAAATCTTCTTGATGTTGGAAAAAAGATAAAGAGTCCTATGCGTACACCTGAACAAATTGAATACTTAAAAAAATTAATTCTTGAATATAATGGCGGCGCAGATAATTACGGGAATATAGTTGGTGTTTGGATTGATGCGGGATCTGGTGGTGGTGGCGTAAATATCGCCGACTATTTAATGCCAGATTGGGAAGATGATGCTGGTGTTGTCCATCGTGGATTAATTGATAAAGAATTTTCAGAAGAATATGTTCGAGATTTTCCAAACGCGGTTAATAAGATTCATCTTATGAGTCCTACTGCATTTAAATCAATTATGTATGAGTCATTAATTGAAATGCTTAATCTTGACAAAATTAGTTTTACATCTTCCTATGATCACAAAGGATACTTAACTGTATTTGATGTTGATGAAAAGCTTTTAAAAGCTGAACGTAAAAGAATTGAGGATAAGTATAAAAAGCAGAAGTTAATTGGAGAAGATTTGGAAAATGCCATTCAAGAAGAACTTAACAAGGTTCAATCTGTAAAAACCAGAATGGTTAAACTTGATTGGCAGGACGAGATTGCCTTAAGTAATATTGATGCATTAAAAGAAGAACTCGTGAATATGGTAAGAAAGAAACGTGAATCTGGCAAAGATTCATTTGAACTTACACCAGAGAAAGCCAATAAACTTCATGACGACCGAGCTTATACGGCAGCAATGTTAGGGTATGCTCTCGCAGAAGAAAGACGAAAGTCAATTATTCAACGTCCTAAACAGTCTTCTTCCGATCTCCTCACCAAACTCACCTCCCAAATTCGTCCAAGTAAATTGTTAAAGAAATAAAACGGAACCCGTCGAGCCTCTCAATGATGCGTAACATGGCGGGTAGGTTGGTTGGTATGGAAACGTTAAACCCATACAAGTGGTCAAGCTGGAGACTTAAAATCGAGCAAGTACTTTTTGTAAAAAGAAAGGAGGCGCTAAATGCCGAGAACTAAAACTGGTACGAACAGTGCCTCAGAGAAGAAACAACCTTCGGTAACTGAATTACGAGAATGGTATGATAAGAATAAAAACAGGTTGAGTAATTATGAGCTTGCCGAAGATCAAATAAAAATGCTTCGTGACGTAAATAAAAATTCGTCTGGCAAAAATGTTACTACGTTTTCCAAAGAAACAGTTGTAACCTATTTACAGAATCCTTCGAGAAACGAAGCCAATCTTAGAAATCTAAGTCGTTATCTTTATTATAGATCAAACATTTATTTTAGGATTTGTGAATTTTTTGCGAATATGCCAATGCTTAATGCAAGACAAGTAATACCCAAAATGGATCTCAATAAAGGACTTGATCAAAAGAAATCTTTAAAGTCATACAATGATACTCTTGAATTACTTGATCGAATGAATTTGGTTCGTAATTTCAAAAAAGTATATAGTACAGTATTCCGAGAAGATGTCTTTTATGGTCTTTATTGGATTGATGATACTGGAATGATTATTATTCCATGGGATCCTGATTATGCAAAGATATCTGGCATAACAAGCTATGGGAATTATACGTTTGCCATAGATGTATCATGGTTTCGTACTAGACAGGATATACTTGAATCTTGGGGTGAGCCATATACAACCCTTTATGATAACTATGATAAAAGAGGCGAAAGTAAATGGCAAGAAGTCAAAGAAAATGGAATATGTATTAAGTTCAGAGATGATTGGGAATTGGTTGTTCCTCCTTTTTCTGGCATATTCCTTGATTTAATTAATCTTGCAAATCTTGCAGAAATTCAGTCTGTTATGGATGAACAGTCTATATATAAACTTGTATACAAAAAAGCCCAATTGTTGCCTAACGGCAGAACAGCTGATGAATTTGCTATATCTACAGATTTGGATATCAAATACTTTGATGTATTTAAAGAATTGCTTCCTGACTATGTTGCTACTGGTTTTGTGCTTGGAGACGAAGATCTTGGTGTTATAGATTTTTCTGATAATCAAGATTCTGCTGCTGATAGTACAAGACTTTCTAAGGCGATTACCCAAGTACTTACTACTGCTGGTGGTGGTGAAGTATTGGATGGAGCAAATGTAAATTCGGCTGCTGCATTTAAAGCCGCAATGATTGCTAATACAAGATTTGCATTATCTTCTATAATACCACAAACAGAAGCATGGCTTAATATGGTTCTCGATCAACAGTTAAGTAATCCTAGTAAGTGTCATTTGTTTATGGTTTCGCCATATACCCAAGATGATTTTAAGGAAAATCTTCTTACTGGTGCACAAAATGGATTACCTACTTCATTAGCATATAATACGTTTAATGAGATGAGTGAGCTTGATACTATGGCGATGCTTGAAATGCAAGAGATTCTTAATATACCCGATAGGCTTACACCTTTATCTACTTCTTATACACAAAGTGGAACTAAGGGTGAAGTTGGACAAGGAAGAGATCCAGTTCCAGATGATGAATTAAGTGATTCTGGAAACCGTAGTAGAAATCAATAAACCGCTTATATATTAGAGAATATAGGCGCTAACGGAAAATAATTATTCGTAGATGATAATTAGTTGGAGAGCAGGAAATCTGCTCTCCATGTTTATTATGGAGAATAATTATGTATAAAAATGGAACATATGTTGGAAATATATATTTGATTACAAATAATATTAATGACAAAAAATATGTTGGGCAAACAGTAAACGAAGTTTATGATCGATGGTCGGGACATAAACACGATTCAAGACGAAGAGAATATCATACAGCTATTGATAGAGCAATATACAAATACGGGGCTGATTCTTTTACCGTTGCTTTATTAGAAAAAATATATGCACATTCCGAAGATGAATTACATAAAAAATTAAATGAGCGAGAAATCTTTCATATACAACAACAGCATTCGACAGTACATGAAGATGGATATAATATCACGTTAGGTGGGAATCAACAGGCCTCAACTAATAAAAAAACAACATATTGTTTTACTAGAAGCGGTGAATTAATTCATGTATTTGATTCACGTAGCGATGCTGGGAGATTTGTTGGTGTTAGAGGTGAAGATATATCTGGCGCAATATTACGAAGCGGATTATGTCGGGGATATTATTTTGCAACAACACCAGATTTTAATCTAAAAACATCATGTAAAAAAATGTCGGAAATAAAAGTATATGCTTATGATAAAAGTGGTAATTTGTTATCCAAATATAATAATTGTCATGAAGCAGCTAATTCAATAAATGGTGATGTTTTTGATATTTATAATGTATGTAAGGGTATCTCGACTAGTTATCGTGGAATTATATGGAGATTTGAAGGTGATGAATTTGGTTCATATAGATTGCCAAATAAGATGACAAAAAGAATAAACAGATATTCGAAAGATGATATTTTTATATCAACATATGAATCAATAAAAGAAGCGGCAACGGATTGTCATGTGCATAGTTCAAATATTAGCGCCGCATTATCAAATAATAGCGTTCATAAAACTTCTGGTGGCTACAAATGGTATTATGCTAACGATCCAAATCAGCCAGATAAAACAAAAATTATGTCAATATAAATGAGGATTAAAAGGTATGAAACATAAATTTATAAAAACATCTGATTCTGCGGTAGCAGATGAATTAAGAAAAAATGGTTTTACCGAACTAGCAAAAGAAGGTGCATTATTTGTGTTTCTGAATAATGGTAAAGAAAAGTTTTCTGAAAGTGAAAACAAAAAGATGATATACACAGATAATATTGTAATTTAAGGAGAAAGATATGTCTCGTAGAATTCTTACGTTAGATGATCTTTACAACTTTTATTCTAATAAAGGAAAATCGACTCATTTTAGTGCTAAAAATGATGGCGATAGGATTGTTGTTGGTGTTCGAGGAAATATTTTATTTGACAAGAATGAAAATGATATAGAGGGACTTTGTCCAGTATCTTTGCAATCTTGTCATATATTAGATAATTTAAATGGTAGTTATATTTCTAAGAAATCCATGAATAACGCTTTGCCGTCTTTTTCTAATCGTCCTATTCTTGCATATATTTATAAAGATGACAATGGCGATTATCAGTTTCGCGATCATGCTATGCACGTAGATGAAGACGGAGAGACCGTTTATGATGAAATCCCCGTTGGTATTATTCCTGAGAGTTGTAATGCTCATTTACAATATGATGAAGAAAAAGATAAAACATATGTAAATGTCGATGGTTATATCTTTGAAGAATATTCGAGAGCACATGAGATATTAGACCGTGAAGGAGAATGTTCGGTTAGCGTCGAACTATCTATTCGCGAACTTTCTTATGATGCCAAGAATAAACGTTTGGTTTTGGATGATTTTTATTTTTCTGGTGTAACAATATTGGGACGCTGGGAGGATGGAACTGATGTCAAACCTGGTATGGCGGGATCGAATATTCGCATTTCTGATTTCAAGCAGCGTAATAACGTTGAGTTTTCAGAAGATAAAATGATAGCAATGCTGAACGAGATAAATAATAAAATCGATCAGCTTTCTATAAATAACAGAAGAAAGGAGGAACCAGAGATGGAATTCGAGGAAAATGTTGAAGTAACAGAAACTTCGGATCTTATGGAAGAAACGTCTGTAGAAGATGATAATTCCGAAGAGCAAGTTGTTGAAGAAGCTGCGACAGAAGAATCCACTGAAGAGGTAACTGTTACCGAGGCACAGTCTGAGGAATCTACCGATGTTACTCCTTCTGAGGAAGATGACGAAGCAAAGTATGAAGTATCTTATACGGTCACATATGGTGACACAAAGAAAGACTTTGCGGTTTCTTTACAGGAAAAGATTTCGGCGTTATATGCTCTTGTAAATGATACTTATTCTGAGCAAGATAATTGCTGGTATGATGTTGAAGTCTTCGAAGATCCTAAATATGTGATTATGTCTGATTTTTGGACTGGTAAAGGTTATAAACAGAATTACAAAGTCCAAAAGGATGTGTATTCGCTTGTAGGAGATCGTATTCCTGTTAAGCAAATGTGGGTTACGGAAGACGAAGCAAAGCAACTTGAGCAAATGAAGGCAGATTATGCTGTTAATGCTGACAAGTTGGCTAAGTATGAATCCGAACCTCAGAAGATGGAAATCTTAAATTCTGAAGATTATGCGGCAATTGCTGAGTCTGAAGAGTTTGTTGCTTTTAAGGCACAGGATGCTCATTTTGATCTTAGTGTTGATGAAGTTCGCGCAAAGGCAGATGAGATGTTGCTTAATGCCGCGAAAGCTGGCAAAGTTGAATTTGCCGCCCAAGCCGAAGAGCCGAAGAAAGAAATCGGTATGAAGAAGCTTCCGATCAACACCAAGTCTGGTAAGACTGGTCGTTACGGCGGAATCTTCAGTAAGAAATAATGTTTTTTATAGTTACGATTTTTAAGACCGTATTTACGGTCTATTTTTTTATCTAAATTTATGAAAGGAGAATACAACAATGGCTGTTGATATTTCTAAAAACAACACTCATGTCGTAACTTTCCCCAGCAAGGTTGCTTCCATGATGGGTCAGTTTGGACATGTTATAAATCTTGAAATGCAAGCAGACGCAGATAACGGTACGTTATTTACTAAGGGCGATTATATTTCTTTTGATCGTTATGAGGCCGATGATGTTGCTGCAAGCACTGTTGAAGGTGTTATAAATGAGGCTGCTGCAGAAAAGGATTGCTGGTATGTAGAACTTACGAAGCTTGGTTCTGCTCCTATTTTCTATGCTTATAATACTCCCGTTAGTCCTTATCCTGAGCAGGAACTTCGTGACGAAGCTCTGTTCTACAATGCTGATGGTGATGTAACGCAAGGTGCTGAGCTGCATCTTGGTGATGTTATAAGCTATTCTACGGCTGCATTTACTGGATCTCCCGTTGCTGGCAAGGCCGTTAAATATACGGCTGGCAAATGGGTTGTACAGCCTTAATTCTAGAGGAAAGGAGGAATAAATAAATGAGTAAGACATTTAATACTCGTGTTATGGGTGTATTCTCTGCCAATAACACTGATTACGATGCAATGAACAACCTCATGCAGGATGTTGCACTTGGTCGTGAAATCTATGATGCCGAGTCTGATCGTGTTATTACGAAGGCTGAAGCTAATGCTAAGATCCTCGACTTTTCTCGTCAGGTTCTGGGTATAACTGATATCAAGGATACAAAGCATGTGAGACGTGCTCTGCGCGACAATAGTCGTGACTGGTTTGATATTATTGAAGATACTGTTGATAAGGTTATTGAAGTTGGTCTGCAGGATAGCGACTGGTTCAATGAGCTTGTAGAGAGAAAGAGTATCGCTTTTGGTGATCGTCAAGATTGGGTTGTTGAAACTCAAGATGCTCTTCTGTCTGTTGCTAAGGCTGGAACTTCTCATCATGATCACATTCTTCAGAGACTTCGCCAGTATGAAGTTATCACGATCCCCACTGACCTTTATGTTGTTAAGGTTGGTGCTGACATCAACAAGTATCTGCTTGGCGATGTGCAGTGGGATAAGCTGGTTAATGCCATAGCTAAGGCTTATGATAACCAGATACGTGAGCAAGTTTTTGCAGAGCTTAACAAGATGGTTACTGCTCTTCCTGCACAGTTTAAGGGCAATGGTGTTATTAACAAGGCTAATTTTGATCTGATTATAGAGAAGGTTGCTGCTGCTAATAACGGTGCTGAAGTTGTTATTATGGGCACAAAGGCTGCTCTTGGTAAGATTGCAACCACTGCACAGGTCAATTATATTGCTGATGCTCAGAAGAACAATATGATGAACACTGGTACGATTGGCATCTACGAAGGAACGAGACTTATCACTCTGCCCAATAGATTTAAGGATGCTGCTCTGTCTCAGCTTCAGTTTGATGATGACCTTTACATTATGCCTGTTATAGGTGACGAGGGTAAATTCATTAAGTTCATCGATGAAGGCAACACTGAGATCTTTGAGGTTATGGAAAAGAACGAGAAATATGTTTCTGATCTTCAGACTTATGAGGTTCAGAGACGTATGGGTGTCGGTTCTGTCCTTGGACGCTATTTTGGTGTCTGGCTGCACTAATATTAGAAAATAACACAGGAGGGTCTCAAGGACTCTCCTGTTATGATTGAAAGGAAAAAATATGCCTAGAAGTAGTTTTGTAAAAAATGAGGATGATAATAAATCAACCAGAAGCAGAAAATCTAGCTTTTCCGAGGAACCTGTAAAGGTTGTCGAAAAAGATGAGGTTATTGAAGAAATTCCTGTTGTTAAGGAAAAGCCCGTGCAAAAGAAAGTATTTGAACAGAGTGATGGCGTAATGTGTCGCTCGATTTGTTCTGGTATGCTATTTATACAGGGGCCAAAAACAGGAATGATATATCAGTTTGCCGACTATGATGATGAGACTGAGATTGAGTATAGAGATCTTGTAGCAATGGTACGTTCTAAAGATAAAAATGTTTACGAGCCTCGTATTGTAATTGAGGACGAAGATTTCTTACACGAGTTTAGTGCTATTGAGAAATTCTATGCTGATCAGTTTAAGACTCGTGATCTTAAGGCAATTCTCAATATGAATGATAATGATATGGCTGATGCTATTAAGAAGCTTCCTAAGGGAGCATATGAAAACATCAAGTCTATTGCTGCATTCCAGATTGCTAATGGATATATTGATAGTCGTAGAAAAATAAAGGCTCTCAATGAAATTTTTGGGGTTGATTTTGATCTCGTTGGCGAATTAATGTCAAACTAATGGAGGTACATTATGACCTCAGTCAGTTACGATGAAATATTCTCAAACTTTCTGGGGAGCATAACTGACTATGATCTTCAGGTCAATTTGTCCCCCAGTGATTCATATGGTCTAATGACCGAATATCTTCATAAAACAGTTGCGGATCAATATGTAAAGCACTTATTCAGTACTGTCACGTTAGATGATGATGTGCAGACATTTACTTATGAAATGGCTAATGGTGACGATGATACTGAATTTGTTGTCATGGCTATTTCTAAGTGGATGGTTTATGAGTGGTTGCATAAAGAAGTGAGAAGTAAAATTAATACGGCGCAATTCTTTGGCGGAAAAGAACAAAAATATTATAGCCAAGCACAGCATATATCTGAACTTCGTGGTCTTCAAGATGATGCATTTACGGAAGCTCGAAGGTTTATTCAAGATCGAGGATATATCAATAACTCCTATTTAGGAGGTACTTGATATGTTTGAATTTGATTACGGTGAATTTTCTAAGCTTCAGATGGATGAAATCAAAGAAAGATTGCGAAAACAGATATTCTTCTTATTACTTATTGTAGATCCCAAAACTGCTGAAGATTATGATGTAGATGTTGACGAAGCCTTTATAGGAACACTTGATCTTCTTGGTGGAGTTAACGGTCTGCTCAATTATCCGCATGGATTTGTTGAAGTAATGGCTCTAGTTTATGCGGCATATCTGGAATTCCAGAAGCCGAGTTTAAACTGGGGACATTATCGCAAATTGATTCTTGACGCGGGTAGTTCAGTTTGTAAAGTCAGGAGAGGTGGTGATAAACATGCCAACTCTTGATTTTTATAGAAAACCACGACTTGATCCAGTTACTATTGGTCGGGCACATAAAGAACAATCGGACATGATAATGGAGGCAACTTGGTATAATGATATAGCTTCGAAAATTATATGGCTTTATGATCAAGATCATGATGATGCATTTGATGTTGAGAATGATATTGAATCAGAAGAATCCAAGACTAAAATACCAGTTGAAGCAAAATTCTTTGAAATGGAATATAACTCTCTTGCAAAAGATGAGATTGCACATCATATTATGTTTAAACCATCGTATGAGCCTAATGTTCCATATTATGACGAAAAGTTTGCTATACCGCTCCATGCCGAATTTCCTATTGGACTTTATTGTGATATACCCGATTCAAGAGGTATTTATCAGAGATGGATGGTTGTGGGGCATTATCGTGAACATTCAAATCAATTTCCTAGTTATTTGGTTTTACCTTGTGATCACAAATTACAGTGGGTATATAAAAACCAGAAATATGAAAGTTGGTGCGTGTTACGTTCTCAGAATTCGTATGTTTGTGCGCTTCATATAGGAAACTATATGTCGAAAGTTCTCTAATTGCTGGAAAATCTTGCAAGTTATCAGTACCATAGCGTAACAATCTGATAAATAAAGACAATCAGCAGCCAAGCCGATTACTCGGAAGGTTCGACGGTCATGTCCTCAAGTGAGGTAATGGGAACCACCTAAGTCATTAGATATGGTGTTGATATGACCTGAACTTCTATCGAGAGATAGAGAAAAATTATTTATATCAATTAAGAATTAAAGACAGGACATGAGGTAGCTCCTCTTTCGTAATGCCCTAACATTACGATTACTGTCTTTATTATATTGTCTATTTTTAGGGAGATAAACAATGTATAAAAACGGTAAACCGAATTATAACGAAATTGTATTTTCAAATAAAGATATTGAAAATATTATTGCATTATATTTAAGTGGTGAATCGTCAGTATCTATTGGCAAAAAATATAACACCACACATAAACCAATTTTAAAAATTTTACATAAGAATAATATAGTAATCGATTCTTCGTTGTCACATAGAAAATATGCGTTAAATGAAGAATTCTTTGATCAAATTAATACCCAAGAAAAGGCATATATTTTAGGATTGTTATATTCTGATGGGTCAAATAATCCAGATAAAAGCACAATTGCTATATCATTACAAGAAGAAGATAAAGAAATATTAGAACAAATTAGAAAAATAATTAATAGCGAAAAACCTCTTGAATATATTGATAATTCAAATAAACATGATTTTGGATATTCTTATAAAAATCAATATAGATTATTGATGTTTAGTAAGCATATGTGTGAATCTTTATCCTCTTTGGGTGTAGTAAAAAACAAAAGTTTGATTATATCATTTCCTAATTTTCTTTCAGATTCTCTTTTGCCTCATTTTATACGCGGAGTATTTGATGGAGATGGAAGTATATATCAAGCTTACAGAAATGAAAACAATCTTCCAATAGTAGTGACAATAACTGCTACAAATGATTTCTGTTTAAAACTTAAAAGCATAGTACAAGATACGTTGAGTATTAATGGTGGAGTTTACGAAGCATCTTGTCATAATGGAATAACAAAAGTTTTTTCATTAAGTGGAAGGAATGTGTGTAAAGTTTTTTTAGATTGGATTTATAAAGATGCAACCATATATATGCAAAGAAAACATGATCGTTA